GGCGTGAATATGTGTGTAACTTTTGTTACTTGTTAATTAAAGTTTGCTTTCGTTGACTTGAATCTTTTCGTCACACACCGCATTCGATTGTTGCTTACCATGTCGCATCCGGTCTTTTTAATGCTATTCCCATAGCATTAGAAATTAATTGAAACATTACTTTATATCCCTCATTGTTAGGGTGAATTCCATCTGAAAGTAGGCTATCTATTGTTATTCCTTTGTTAGAACAATAGTCAATGAATAAATTATAAACGCTAATAAATGGAATTTTATTTTCACATGAAATATTTCTAAGTGCATTGTGAATATCTTCCATGTGAATACGGAATTCTTTTTCGTTTACGATTGATGCAGGTATGCAAGCCATAATTATTAAGTCTTTTCCATAATTTTTAATTGTTTTAATAGTGTCATTCATATTCGTATAGAATTCTTCTAAGTTGTCGTATTGTCTGTCGTTAGTACCAATCATTAAAACGAAACAATCAAAGTTATAGGAGGTATCCATGAAATTATTGATAAAGTATTTAAAATCTCTGCTATCAATTCCACTCATTCCAAAGTTTCTAACAATTATCTTGAATTTTTCATTCATATAATTTTTAAATAATTGTGCCCAACCTTTCCCGTCTAGTGCTTCATACCATCGTCGACCACCGGAAGTCCAAAGATATTCCCCAATTTTATAATCAGATGTAGCATTCGGGTTATTCGGACCATTACCTCTCACATTATAAGTTTTTCCATCAATAACGGCATCATACTGTTGAAAATCTGACGACCCCATACCTTGCGTTATACTGTCACCAATTAAACAGATTCTATAGTTATAACTAGGGGCATTCGATGTTAAATATTTTCCAATAACATCAATTGGTGTGTTATTTTCCGATATATCCGAATCTTGTTTATACATTGGAGGGTAATCTTCCTTTAGCCACGAAAAACAAAAATATTTTGCTCCGTTTGGAATTTTGATATTCGTAAAATTTTCACTTAATGTATAATTTTGGTAACCTTTTACTAAGAATCCTGAAGAAGTAGAGGGTCTATTCCAAAATGAGATATAGAAAAAAGATTTGTCATCAACAAAGTTTCCTTTTTTTACGGTAATAAAATTCGTTGCATTATTGATTGGTATTAAATTAGATGTTACGAATGAATCATTTTCATACACAGTACCGCTATTCGTTATCTTATGATTAAATATTGCTTGTGCAGTTTTCAAACCTACTCGTTCATTCATACTAGGAATATCCATAAATATTTGAAGTGTTGATACAATATTAAAGCAAAATCTAACATATGCCGTATTTGTAGGAAAAGAAATTTTTTCCATATTATATGTTTGGGTTCCTACTTCATTAATAAAGTTTAATATATTCATTTCACTATCGAAATATATTACACTAGCATATTTTTGATTTGAAGGTTTTTTCCAACTACCGTTGACAAAATATTCATTACATCCTGTAACATTTATAAAGTCGGTGGTATACCATTCATTAAGAATTTCTAGATTGCCTGTTGTAAGAAGTGCAGCATTATCAATCGTGCGATAATTTAATATATTATTAATATTTTCTAGTCCAACTAAATTTTCCTTTAGTGAATTAATTTTATCTCCCGTAATTTTAGCATCAGCGGCGGCATTTTCTACCGTCAATGACTTATCAATCGGCGGATTGGATGGATTCGTGATATTAGCTGTCAACCATGTCGCTACTTCGTTGCTTACAGTTGGTTTCAGCAAATTAAGCAGTTCTCCGCTTTCTTTCATTGCTTCGATTTTCTTGTTTACTTCGTTCTGTACGTCGAGATTTGAAAAATACTGATTGATAAAATCATGTAACGCTTTGTAACTTTTTACAAGTTCGTCCTGCGCGTCAAACATTTCTTTTACCGTTTTAAACAGAACAACAAATTTGTTTTCCAGACTCAATGTCCCATTGAAATCATACGGAATCCCCCGCACACTTGCAACAACATCACAAGCCTGCGTAATCATCTGACCAAAGTCGGGCAAATTTGGAAAATCTGGAATCTTTGGTTTGTCTGCCATTGCTATTCCTCCTTAATAAAATTGATAAAACAATTCTTTACAATCATCACAGATACGCTTGTTAAGGTTTAGGATGGTATCGCGGAATCTCTGTACTTCTAATGAGTAACTACCGTCAAAACCCTTATCTTCAATCGTATCATTATTATCTGCATGATACGTGTCATTGCTATTGGTTTTTGTTGTATTCTCTCCATTGCTTACCGCACTATTATGGATGGTATTCTGTCCCCGATCCATCGTAGACGCATAATTCGTTCCGGCAAAATTAATCTGCGGGTTGTCGGAATGGATATTTTGGGTATTGTTATTTGTATCGGCTGTCGTTGTGTTTTTCGCTGTGCTGTCTCCCGAGATCACACCTGTTCGAGTATCGTCTTTTGTACTCGTTACTTTTCGTGTACTCTTATGAGTGATAAGCGGGTCGTACTCAAAAGTAATACTCCTGTATAATTGCTCGTAATATGGCATGTTAACCGTAAGGATTTTTTTCAGATGATACTGAAATTCACCAATCGTTTCTAACCCGATCTGCTCGCGGAAATACTGTAAACAGAACGTTTTTTCGAACGCAAGTTTTGTAGCATTATATTCGGAGTCGGATGCATTGACATAAAACGGAAATTCAAAATTGAATACGAGTTCAACTGCCTTTTCAATCATTCCATCAATGTTCTGTTTTTCAAGTGGATGAATCACGTTGTCTGCAATAACTAACTGTTCGATCGTATTTGTTAGTGTTTTCGTTTCGTAGTTATAGTCAAGAAACATTATTCCACCTCACTTTCCGGCGTGTCGTTTCCGTTGTTTTTCTTGTGTGTCGGTTTTGGCATTTGTAGCGTCGAAAACATCCGGTCGGTTAATCGGTGTTACCATCTTAGAATTAAAACGTACATGGATATTCAATCCATACATTTTATTGATCGCATCAAGTCCCCTCTGAATGGTAGCCAGATTTCCGTTTCTTGTCAACTCGATCTCTCCATCGTTGTAACTTGTTTCCGCGGAAACCAGCCGTTCCGGTTTTTCAACGCCGCTTGCTTCGATTCCGAGATCAGCCAGACACTCTGCTACTTCTCTCTGTGCGGCGGTGTCAAGTTCGTTAAAAATCGGCTGCACTTTCAGATCAATGGTATCAATCTGAATCTGTTTTCGCAGATCGTTTTTTGCTTTGATGAAAGGAATATTTTTTACCCATTTCTGAATAAAGTTGTCAATGCTGAGTTTCTGCGTAGAATCTCCGCTGATGACAACTGGCGTCCTCTGTTGAATCACGTTTACCCTTGTTGACGCTTTTTTCTCTGCTAGACTCTGCGAATGCAGAATAATGCTTAAAATTTCCGGCACGGCAAAAGGTCTTGCGAAAATCAACGCGCTTTCTTCCTTGTCGGTCTGTTCATAATACTGTCCATTCATGGCGTACGCAATCCAATCGGTAGGGATGCCGTAAATATCCGGTTCCCCAACCAGATTCACACCAAAAACGCCGAATAGTCCGGTGATTGGTTCTTTTTTGAACAGACACATTCCCTGCCACAATAAATAAGAATTGAGCATCCGCGGTGGAATCTCATCCGGTAAACCGTCATACTCATACCGCGATAACGCCAGATTCACGAACTTATCAAAAAAGTGCCGGAAATATAGTTTTTCTTCCGGTGATGTATTCGGATTATTTTCCCACTGTCCCCATACTTCCTTGTTACTCACCCGATACGGGTTATTGTACATGATATCACCTCCTTATTTATTGGAAAGACCATAGTTTCCAACATCGTCCGTATGCCAGAACGTAACCCCTCGGTTAAACATTGCCTGCAAAAAGTTGATATCATCGGTAACACACGAACCATGCAAGCTGCAATTAACCGTTTTGACAAAATTCCAGTTTGACCGCCCTGTAATATTAGGTACTTTAATTTTGTGCGTTGCATATCCGTACATTGTGAAATAATCGTCGATCGATTTCGCCATCTGAGCGGTTACACTCATCACATGACAGTAAACTTGACTGCCGAACAATGCGGCGGCAACATAACTTCCAGATGAATTGCCTTTTGCTGTCGGTGGAATCAAATCATGACTTTCTTTTTGTGCGTTAATGTTTTCGTTCAGTAGATATGTTCCGGTTGCCGCGGTATAAATGCTTTCAACGCCAGAAGCTAAATTTCCGCTTAATGCTCCCACTAATCCTCCAGCTAAATTTCCAATCTGCGATATTGCATTCTGCTTTTTGGAGTAGTCCCATAACGGACTAGACTGTGCTAGAAAAGCCTGATAGCCGTCATTTGTCCATGCACACTGTGGAAAATTATTGATGATAAAACCGTATGGGGATTTTGACCCACCATTACGTTTATATTCACGCGGAGCCACAAAGATTGCCGGAATATTAAACATAATGCCATACACCTGCATGGTTAATGCTCCATTTTTACCGTATTCGAAATTAAAAGTATGCTGTATTCCCGAACCATCGTTGACCAGACAATAACAATAGGGATACTGATATAGTTTATTGTTTTTCGGTATATAGCCGTCAAGTGCATCTGGCTGAACGGTTACTTG